AATCCCATTATAGCGTAATACGCTGCAATAGATGATAAAGAAAATGCTGATAGGAAAAGTAAATACGTCATAACTTTACATGAGTTCTATGAATTTTACAAGCGATGATTCCATTGTACCATTGGTCTTGTTTTTCTAAGACTTCGTATTGAAACTGAAGCTTAGCCTCTAAATAAGACATTGTACCTTTATTGCCACACATGTGCAATATTTCACGCGTAAAATTATGTTCACCTAACTCAGCAACGTCTTTTGTTAATTCATCCGAAGATGACCAGTATACTTTCCAATCAGAAGGTACCTTTACTCTTTTCTTTTTTCCTTTAAGCATCTTAGTTTTTGAAAACCAAAACAATTTCTTACCAATGTATCTTCTACCATTAGTAAGATTAGTAATTAAATATACGTACCCGATATTTTTATCGATCAGATCTTCATTAAATTCTATGCCCTGATATGTCCACATACTTTATCCATCTTGAATAAAGTATTTATTGATTTAATTAAAGTAACCAAGTCTTCTCATAGTATTTCTAAGCTGGCGTATACGCTCACAGATCAACAATACTCTATTAGACCTATTCGTCGGCATCGTCGTATTTCTCATCTTCGGTAATATCAGCTGCGCATACCGGGCAGCACACAATAGAAGACTTTTCGTGATCATCGCTCTTTAATATAATTTTGCCGAATGCTCCACAATCTGGACATTCGAATAATCTACTTGCAGCCATTATATATCCTTTTCGATTTTTTCATACATTATGCCCAAACACTTTCCCAAGTACCAGCAGTAGCACCCTTTGCGTAATCTGTTACTCTGTTTTCAAAGAAGTTACCATGAATTGGCGCGTTGATCATTTCCTCAACCCAAGGCAGTGGATTCTTTTTAACTTTAAAGATACCTTTCATGCCTAGGCCAATTAGACGACGATCAGCAATATAACGAATGTATTGCTTGACATCTTCTTTTGTTAAGTTCTGGCTATCATTAACACCAAAGGCTAGCTCAATAAATTTATCTTCTAGCTCAACCATCTTTTCGCAAATAGTATAGATCGAACTCTTAAGTTCGTCATTCCAGATTTCTGGATTTTCTTTGATAAACTCTTTAAAGATACGCATCATGTTTTCAGCGTGTTGTGTTTCATCAACAATAGACCATGTAACAATTTGACCCATGCCCTTCATCTTACCATGACGTGGAAAATTCAACAACATGATGAACGAACTAAACAACTGCATGCCTTCAGTGAATGCTGAAAATACCGCGATGTGCTTTGCTGTATTTTCTTTAGTACTATTTTGAGCAGATAAATTTAAAACATAGTCATGTTTTTCTCGCATCTCGGCGTATTCTAAGAATTCAGAGTATGTAGTTTCAGGCAAACCAAGGGTTTCAATAAGGTGACTATAGGCAGCAATGTGCAGTGCTTCGCGGGCAGCAAAGCCTAACAACATCATTCGTACTTCTGGTTGAGGGAAGTAAGGGAGATAGTTGTTAACATAACCACCAGCAACGTCAATGTCGCCTTGAGTAAAGAATCTAAAGATGTGAGTAAGGAACTGCTTTTCTTCTTCAGTTAATTTCTTTTTCCAGTCCTTCACATCTTCCGACATAGGAACTTCGGTATGAAGCCAATGGCTTTGCTCATGCTTTAACCATGCATCATACGCCCAAGGATAGTTAAATGGCTTAAAGCTACTTCTTTCGTCCATTAATGTGGAAGTTTTCTTTTTAATCATTGATAAACTCTTTTAATTGTGTTTTGTTTAATGCGCCAGTTTTACGTCTTACTTCGGTCCCGTCTTGTAGTACTACTAATGTAGGTACTGATCTAATATTATATGTTGCAGCTAAATCTAATTGATCATCAATATCAATTTCTTTTACTACAGTATCAAGATCATCTATGCCTTTAAGTGTCATTGATAACGCTTGGCAAGGGCCACACCAAGCTGCTGAAAATTTTAGTACTTCTTTCATTCTTTATCCAATTCTAATTCTATAAATTTTAACTTGTCATTGTAGTGTACATTGGTAACTTCTTTATACCCATCCGAAGTCCAAACACATACTCTAATACTATCTTTTGATTTTTCTAATAGACCACTGTTTTTATTGACATGTTCAGCCCAAGTGGACTTAATAAGATGATAGATATTATATGCGTCCATTTACCAGTGCCTCCATACGCCTGCTATAATATGTGCGCAGGTTACCATTTCTACAATTCTCATAGTCCACCAAACAAGAGGACTATGAGATTCTTGTTTCTTTGACTCTTCTTCCATTTACCCCTCACATGCAATACAATCATTACCTTGGGCAATAGCAGTCATGTCAATTTCTTTAATAATTTCGCGTTCAATCTTTTTATGAACTTTATCAGCTTTACCAATCTTTTCAGAACGGCAGTAATACATAGTCTTAAGCTTCTTTTTCCATGCTAGAAAGTGAACACTGTGAATATATTTAATATGACTATCAGGACGGAAGAATACGTTTAAGCTTTGTGCTTGATCGATATACTCTTGTCTATCAGCTGCGTGTTCGATAACCCAGCGTTGATCGATTTCCATAGATGTCTTAAACACTTCTTTATCATGTTCATTCATCCAATCTAAATGTTGAACTGAACCATCATTTGCAATGATTGAACGCCACACTTCATCAGCCCATCCTTCATTGTGACTTTGAGCTTCTTTTTGAATGACTACATCAAGAAATTTATTCTTATTTAGGTGAGAGCCCGATAGAGTGTCTTGGCGATAAGCATTGGCGCGATAAGGTTCAATGCTAGGACTAGTATTGCCCATGAGAATGGAAGAAGAAGCATTGGGAGCAATAGCCATAAGATGACTAAAGCGATTGCCAGTACCATAAGCATCAGGCGCTTGACCTTTTTCAGATCCCAATATTTGATTTGCTTTATCAAGTTCATTTCTAATATGTTTAAAAATACGAATGTTTAAAGATTTTGCTAATGGAGATTCCCATGCTATGTTTTTCTTTTGTAGAAGAGCATGAAAACCGAGAGCGCCAACACCGATGCTCCGTTCACGGCTAGCACTATATCTTGCGCGTGATATGCTATCAGGAGCATTATCAATGAAATATTGAAGGACGTTATCGAGCATCTCCGCAACGTCCCGAAGAAATAGTTTGTCATCTTTCCAATCATCATAGTACTCCAAGTTCAAAGAAGATAAGCAACACACTGCTGTACGTTCTTCATTTGTGGGAAGAATGATTTCAGAACAAAGGTTTGATTGATGAACTTTAAGTCCAAGATCTTTTAAGTGTTGTGGTAGCTTGCGATTGGATTCATCGATAAAGTGAAGATAAGGTTCACCAGTTTGCATGCGTAAGTCAAGAATCTTTTCCCATAGCATCTTAGCAGATACAACTTCACGAATTTCACAGCTGGCAGGATCAACTAGTTGCCAATCATCATTTGCATCTTTATCAAGCATACAGCGCTCGATGATTTCCATAAACGAATCTGGAATATTAATGCCGTGGTGTAAATTCAAACAACGTAAGTTTTGGTCGCCTGTACCTTTACGCATTTCTAGAAAACTAATAACGTCTGGATGACTAATATCAAGGTAAGCAGCATAAGAACCACGGCGAGTGCGTCCTTGACGATACGCCAAAGAAGAGGCATCGTACATTTTAAGGTGAGGCATAACACCAGTACTCTTATCATCCGCTGAACGTATGCCAAAACCGATGCCAACACCACCACCAAGCATACTAAGCCAATTAGTTTCAGAAAGATTATCAACTAGACCCTCCGCGCTATCTTCGATGTAGTTAAGGAAGCAGGAAATAGGCAAACCACGCTTGCTGCGGCCAAAAGATAAAATTGGAGTAGAGTAACTAAGCCAATGCTTGCTACTATACTCATACAAACGTTGAGCGTGATCAGCATTAGATCCAAAAGTGCTGCTAACATATGCAAACCTTTCTTGAGGTGAAACCTCATCTTCTTTCATATACGATTCTTTAAGCCTAGTCAACCCCAATTGATCGAATAGAGAATCTCTGGAATAGTCTACATTTATTCCATGCGCAGTGTGGTTCATATTTTTATCCTTGTTGTGTGAATTCAGCTGCAAGTGGAAAGATTTCAGCAATCACTACAGCACAAGCTTTTGCGATTTCCATATGTTCCAATTGCGTACCATTTGATGCTCTCAATTGAATGTAGTGAATCCAACTACGGATAGTACCATTCATGTAGACTCGGGTTTTAGTGAGACCTTCAGGTAGAACTACTCGAGCTTGTTCTTTTGCAATTCCAGATTTGATTGCCCACTCATAAGCTTCTTTAGCAGCCTCAATAACTTTACGCTGCTGTGTGTCCCACATCTGTGCAAGTTTTAAACCTTCAACCGAGTTAATATCTATATGAATTGAGTTTTGGCGGTTTTTGGTATCTTGAAGACGGCATTCCCGCAAGGTGAACATATCACCAAGTTCTTTTGGATCGGCGTAGCGTTGGGAGAATTCTTGAAAAGCAAATGATCGATGACGTACAATTTGGTGAGCAATGTCACGTGTAGTATCAATCTCTAAACATGCACTTGCCATTTCTAGTGGAGACCAGTGGGCGTGTTTAATAAGATATTTGATTAGCTTTTCGGATGTTTCAGTGTTATACTGATTTGCTGGATTTGATACACGGGCACAGAAAGCTACAAGCTCCTGCACATCATATAGACCCTCATCGACCAGTTGACGAGAAGGCTTCGAATAAGAAATTAATTTTACCTGCACAGATCACTCCATAATATTTCATTGATGTACCATTATATATCATAATCTAATATTTGTACAAAGGTGTTGTTACAAATTCTTAAAAGATTTTTGGAATGACTGTGTGTAAGATATAACCAATTACTGCGGCGCCACCAAGCACATACCATTTCCATTGTTCTAGACTTGTTAGTCTATTTTCAATTTGCTTGATGTCGTTCTGAATTTCTTTTTTGATATCATTATGTTGAGCAGTCGACTGCTCTGCGGCCAACTTCATTCGGTCGTCAATTTTTGCTCCCATAGTCTCTAACTTATCCATGATTTCGCGTGTCTGAGTAGTGATACGAGAATGAAGTTCATCGATTTCTCTATCTTTTTTGTCACTTACTTTTTCCAATGAATTCAATCTTTCGTCATGCACTGCTAAGAGTTTTCCGATAGAGTTGCTTACCTCGGATATTTTTTCAAGAGAAGAGTCTAGCTTGTTAACTACGCTCTTAAGTACTTCAATTTCTGTATCAAACGCCATGATACTTCCTACTTATTTAGCTGGAACTTTAGTTCCCTCTAATTTATTGTGTATCTTCATCATTTTACAATCTTGAAGAACTTTACCATCTTTACCCAAAACAGGCTTTCCATCTTTAGTCATCTTATCAATACAAACTTTTTGCTTTTCAGCTGGTGCTGCTGTATCACCAGCATATGATAACATAGAAAGCGATGCAATTAAAGCGATTAGAACATTTTTCATAATAGTTTATCCTCTTGATGTGGCAATGGTTTGCCGTAAAATTTGTGTTGTGGATTATTTATAAGTGGCTTAGAAGAAAACTTTTCAGCCACAGTTACACCCAATCCAGCCATGACAATATATGACATGCTCTCGTAAATAAAAGAGTCTATCGTATATCCAAAAAATAGATTAGCTAAGAACGCAGTGGCACACATTAAGAAAGCAAGAAAAGTTATAACTCTCTTGCTACTTAAACTGCCATTGTGTCCATCTTGTAGCATAGACTTTAGCACATTAAATTTCCGGTTGAGGCGCTGGAGGTGGAGCTAACTTGCCGCCGTATCCCACAGTTATCTGACCTTCACTTGTTGTGACAGTAAACGTTGGATCTTTTTTCGCTGGTACATTTTGAGTCTTAGCAAACTCTACTGTATTCTTAGCTGCAGATGTAGCATTTTCTTGTGCTACTTTCATCATAGCAAGTTTAGCTTCATTCTCTTCTTTAGTACCACCTGCTAACATAATGCCCGATAATGTACCAGTTAAAAATGTAGCAATAGGCACAATCAACTCAAAGAACTTTTGGTCAATTGGAGAAATAGCATTAAGAGGTTGTGTCACAAATATTAGTGAATACAATACAACAAATATAATACCAACTAAAGTTAAAGCTAAACAGACGCCAATAAAAAACTTAAGGCGCGCCATTAATTGGTCATCGGTATACATAAAATTATTTTCCACAGTTTACTCCTTTTGCTAATTCTTGTTGAGCTAAAACATTTTGTGCTTCAGGCGCTGGTCCAAGTCTTGGATCACGCTGACCTTTAAATATATGTTCAGGACAAGTTCTTGTAACGTCACATGTTGGCATTTTGCAAATTGATTTATCCCAGTTTTCTGGATCTTGACATGGATATCTAAAACGATCTCCGCCGAATAAAGCAATAACTAATGGAACTAAAACAATTATTGCTAACCATTTAAAAAGTTTGATATCGCTATTCATCAGTGAGCTCCTAGGACGTGAAGAGCGTGTTCATAATGCTTAATTCTATCGTCAAGACCAATAGTACCACCATTGATTCTTTTTGTAAGAGTAACAATATCACCTGCATCAGCCCACTGGTTTAGGTTATTAGTTTCCCAGAACCAGCATGCTGACTGAGCAGCACCTTCGAATGTTTGAAGATATTCAGAAGCTTCTTCAACGCTGATGTTAAGTGAAGCCGCGAACCAAGAATAGTTTTGCTTGCCAGTAAGTTGAATTAATCCACGACCACAATATCTAAATCCGTCACCAGATTCTTCTGGACCATTGCCCATTCTATTAGCATAAACCTTATTAGCAATTGCTTCTTGCTTATTTGGCATAGATGCGTATCGATTTGCAATTTCGTCTGTTGGAAAATACTTTGGAAAGATTTTACGTAGTGTTGCGGCTTTGTAGTTTAAGTTCTCTTTAAGAGCAGTGAATCCACCTGACTCATGAGCACATTGAGCAATGAATGCCGCGATGCGTTGAGGAGTATTAATCTCGTAGTCTGGTAGCAGAACTGATAGAGCATCATACCAATTGTCAACATATGGATTTTTTGGAAGTAATTGTTTTAGTTGTTGTTTATTCATGTTATTCCTTTATCTGCCGCACCCAACGGCTTTACAATACACTACAATTTCGTATAATCCCCAGATAGAAAATATAAAAATAAAAACAAGAAAAATAACTGCTAAAATAATTTCCATCATTTCATCGTTTTGCTTTTTCTTATTAGCAGCAGCAGTTTTAATTCTTTTAGCCTGTTGTGCAGCTTCAACATCTAAAGCCGCTGCTCTTGCTTTTACTTTGTTCCATACATCAATTTTACCTGAAGCCATAAACAGCATTTGCAATTCTTTTTCAAATTGTATTGCTTTATCTAGTGCCATTTCGATTTCAATTGCTATAGCCATGCTAGACTTGTTACCACCGCCTTTAGCAACACTAACAGCTTTTACTGCGTTATTCTTAGCATCAAAATATTTTCCAAGAACCGGGCCCAACGATGAAACATCATCGACAGTCTTTGAAACTTTTTTAATTAGCGCAACAGCTGATTGTATTCCCGCTAGTGCCGTTATTGGATCTATCATTAAATTTCCTTACTACAGATTTTTCATGATATTGTGTCATTTTATACCCTCGTATATTTTCTTTTGTATTTCATACCATTCAATCCATGCATCATGCTTTACAGCGCATTCATAGTAAGCAGTATAATTTTCACTGACAGTTTTTGCTATTTCACTTATGTTATCGGATTCTTTTAACTTTTTTAAGTTAGGACACGGTGTTTTAAAACTTTGAGGTGCTTCTGGAAACTTAGCAATAATTGGCACTGTTGTAGAACAACCTGTTAGTAATATAACACTCAATAAAATTATTTCTTTAACCATTCGGGAGCCTCAGCTGCATCATTCAAAGCTTTATAAAATTCTTTAGGTAGTTCACATTGACCGCCCGTGGCAAACTTAGTATCATACTTTACGATTTCACGATCAATGTATTTTACAACTTGATCTCCCTTAACTTTAACTACTTGAGTTTTAGTTACTACCTTCTCAACTATCTTAACATTTTCTTGGCTAGACTTTACTTCAGCTTCTGCAACTTTCTGTTTAAGTTCAGTTACTTTAGCTTGCCAAGATTCTTCATTCGATATAGCGCCAGACATGTAAACACCGATGACAATTAGAACTATGGAGACTAACTGTATCGGTGTTTTATAAACGTATATTGCCGGAATGGGAATATACTTAAGTAAGTAAGTTACTGCAAATCCTGCAACACCAATTAAGAGTATCGCATAAAAAATCCAATCAGGAAGGAATTGCAGTATCCACATTATCGTTTAGAGTCTTTTGTAAATCGTTTAAAGCTTTTTCTCTTGCCAGTTTCTACCATTTGTGTGTGGCTATCGCATTGACATGGAGTATCTCCACATGACATACAACTTAGGTTGCCCGCGATAACTTCTTTAATAGGCTTTTTAAATACAGACTTGGTCGCAACGTAAGGCTCAGCAAGACGTTCTTTACGTTCACGATCAGCTTTAATTTTTTCTAAAGCTTTTTGCATTCTTACTGCTGCTGATGTTGCTGCTTCATCTAACTCTTCTTTAACAGTCATTGCAGAATGGTACTCTGCACCATGCACATGATAACCTTGTTTGCTATAGAACTTCTTAGCTTTTGTCACAGCCTCTTCTTTACTACCAGCAGATACTTTAACAAACTTCTGTTGTTTCTCTAGACGCTTAGAGACCATTGGATGGTCCTTCTCAGATACAGTCACACCAACTCTGTGTTTAGAAGAACTTTCTGCCAACGCTTCATTTGTTTTCTTTTTAACACCATCGAGTTCACGAGTAGCAGATTCTTTAACAGATTTGTATTTTCCATTAGATTGTTTTATTAAAGTATGCGATTTGCCAGAAATATCTTTTCTCATCATCATTGCAGGACTATGACTTGCTGCGGCGTATGCGACATGAGGTCCAAAATGTTTTTGTAAAGAGTCAATATCATGTTCATCTGACGAATTTTTAGCAATTGCTTCTGACACAGCTTGTTCATTCTTTGCGCCAACTGTTTTGCTGTTGTCTGGCTTAAGACTCTTTTCATGGTGCTCTTCTGACTTAGCATACTCGCGGTCTGCAGCAGAGTGACGACCTTTAGACTCATGCCACTGACCCATA